GTACTTAATATGAATTAGTGCTCTGTTCGGTGTCATTTTCTTTCCTGAACTCCCGGCGTATCTAATTGCCAGGCTCGGTGATGTTTGGAAATCACCCCTGAGGAACAGGACATAGACCATTCTTTCACTAATCCTTTCATATCAAGATCTATACTTACTGATGGTCGGCGCTAATCTCGTCTCAAATCGTCATTAAAATTCAAGTTCGAAAAGCTAATAACTAAATTAAACTTATTCTACAATATAGGTAAATTTAATCTGCGTAATAGTTATTTATATGCGAACGTTCGAAATCCTCCCAGTAGATACTGAAAGGTTCTTTTCCAACTTCGCGCATCCAGCCGTTAAATTGGTTACGCACGGCATTGTAAACTTCACGACCATGTCCATGCAAAACACGGAATGCGTCGTGAACATTTGACAAGAATTGTTGTTCTGGATGCTCCTTAGCTCTAACCCAATAAAACATATCATATATAACACTAATATCTAATTTCCTGTCGATACGACCAGGAGAAATGGGGTTAAAGGTTGATTTTAGAAACTGTGACTCCATAATGTTCTTATAAGGAGCAATTTCTTTGCCTTTTGCGGCATCAGTTACGGGATATCCGTGCAGTTCGTAAGCACGGGCGATGGTTTGTCCATTAAACCAATCAATGATGCGGCTAGATATTGAAGCCTGAACATCATCTCCGTAAAAGATTGAATGACAGTTTGCCATAAAACTACTAATATTCATTAAATTTATATGTCCAAAAGAACGTGCAATAAAGAGATAATAATAGTAAAATAAAATAAGATGTGCAAGTGTATTAGTTTCAGCGGTTCCTGGAAAACCAGATATCAAACCGCGTAATTTGTGATAAAGCATATCTTCAAATTGTACATGGCCAAAAATTACTTCAGTGACTATTGAATAGATAACTTTAGCAGTTTTTGATTGAGGATGTATGCCAAGCATAACGACTATTGCATCAGCAGCAGCCATCATAAGATCAATAGGCATATGTCCATCCCAGTTGGAAACATCAAAATCTACTACATGCGGGAAAACATTAAGGTAATTGAATAAACGTCCCCAATCAGGACCTTCCGGATTCATTCCGGGTGCAAATGGAAAATTGCCTTTTGCCGCACGGTGAAGTGAAGCAAAAAGATCATTTGTAACACGACGCCACGATAAAATAATATCAAGTGACATACAAGTAACTGAACGAGTTTTAGGTGGTGTTTGTTCAGCGGGGTTTCCAAGTGCTTTATAAAATGGTCGCAATTCGTCCTTAGGGAAATCATAAGATGTATGTGGGGGAATTACTCCATGTTCAAGTGATTCAAAAAATTTTTCAAATCGGGGTGGATAGCTAGGATCATTAATAACAGCATATCCTGCATCATCAATTTCGATGAGTGCTTTCTTCCCAGCAGGCTTGCCAG